GAAATACATAACCTTCGTCATGTAATTTTTTGACATATTTAATTGCATCTCTTAATCCTGGTAAATATCCGATTCTTGCAGATTCGTTAAACTGTCTGATTAGTTTCTTAGCTTCTGCTTTTGTAATGCCAAATGTCTCGGCCACTTCATATTGACCGTGTACCTGCATAATATAGCCTTTATCAGCCATAAAGCTGTAGAAAGCATATTTCCAATCAAGGAGTACACCATCACAGTCTACAAGTATTAATTTATCTGTTCTAAAGTTCATTTTTGTCATTTCTTTTTCCATTTCAAATTATATTATAACAAAGAATTGACCAAATGTCAATAGTTTTATGAAAAAAAGTTTTTCTTTTCGGATAGCTTTTGTTTCCGAATGTTCCTAGTTTCATTCTTGGAACTTTTATTCCTTTTATTGTCTACTTTTTTGTATTCATCCCAATCGTTGGAATCTGCGCTTACCTTCTTGCGCCTAGACATAGTGTTTTTCCTTTTATTTAAATCCGAGTTCCGGAAGAGGTGTTTCGAAGAGACCTGGAAAAGCAGTTTCAACAGTCTTTCTTGTAAGTCCTTTAACTGGAGTATGAGAAATCATATTCTCTGATAGCAATTTTGCATCTCCTGGATAAAGATCTTCAAGTAGCTGAATGAACAACGATTCGCGTCTCATTTGGTTTAGGTTATCATAACCACCGCCTTTGAAGAAAATTCTCAAACGTCTTGCTTCTCTATACAACATTGTGTCTAGGTCAATCAAGTTATTTTCTTTATAAGGTGGCTTTGAGTCAGGTACCATAAATTCAATGTCTTCATCATAAATCAAACGAAGAACACCTTTTAATGGTACTGATTGATATTTTTGTAAAAAAGCAACTTTCTCTTTTACTGTTTTTTGTTTTACTGTGCCGTCAATAACGTCACACACTGCATCTCTAATCATAATTAAAAATCCTGTAAGTCTCCGATTAAGTTTTTCAACTTTTTCTTTACGAAGTAGTTAAACAGTTGTGATCTGCCAACTTCTTCTTGGTTATTATATTCATTGAGGATAATCTTTTGATATTCCTCAGGTATCATAGTCAGGTCAATCATTTGTTTATTACGATTATACCTTAACTTAGTCTCCTCATCCATTTGTTCTGGAGTATTGGTGAACATTTCAATTCTTTTCTTTGTCATTGGCTTTTGTCTATTACCGACTGCCAAACAATTATCTTCACTCAATATATTTGGAACACCATCACCAGTGTCACCTTTTAATATATGTTCGGTTATATATTGCTGAGGATTTGCATGTCTTACCCATTTCTTTAAGACCGGGTTGTATTGGTCAACATTTGCGAATCTTTGTAATTGAATGAAATCCTTATCTCCTGAAAGAATCAGAATCTTTTCTGCTCCTGTATTTAATTCAGTGCCATGTTCCATACATAATGTTGCGATAATATCATCAGCTTCACAGCGGTCAACATATACTACCTTATATGGAAAGAACTCTTCAATCTCTCTACGGATTTCATGGATAACATCAAATAGCATATTCCAATCAAGTTCTGATTCGTCTCGATTCTTTTTACGATTTGCTTTGTAATATGGAAAGTAATCTTTTCTCCAAACGTTTGTGTTATCACAACAGAGAACAATCTCTCCGTATTCTTTGTGAAACTTTTTGCGATTGAACCTAATAGAATTTAGGAACATATGTCGGAGAAGATTTTCATCAAGTTCGACGTTTGTGTGATTACCAATACCTGCGAATAAGCTCGCAAGCATAACTTGGTTATAATCAACTAATATCATAATATTTACTCATAATTGTATTTGTATTGGATATTTTAATCTAAATCTTCGTCGATGTCAATAGTTTCTTCTAAATTCTTTTTGAGTCCACCAGATAGGCGATCTGAGTCAGAATCCAATATCATAACATTATTTTCAGCAAATGGTTGTAATTGATGCTCTTCACCCATTGTTTGTAGATGTAAAGAACGAATTGCTTCAAAGATAAGAATCATAGAAGGAAAGTACTTATCCATGTTTTCATCAAAGTCGCAACCTGCTCTTGCCATTTCTCCTAATACATTTTCCCATATAATTTCCGCAAGTTCCGTAGAATACGATTCTTTATATTCGCGAATTCTTTCTGAAACACTGATTTGGTCAACTGGTGGATTTGAATGTATATTTGGAAAAGGTATTAAGTTATCCTTGTTTTTGGTAGACATCACCAATGTTCCTTAGTAAAGTATTCCACATAGTGGCAAATGAAGCAACTGAGTTTCTTGCTAGGTTAAATCTATCAGAGAAAGTAAATCCATGGAAATAGTTAGGATCGTTTTTCATTTGTGTTAGTATTTGTCTTGTCACAGCAAAAGCATAATTTGCATGATGATTCATATCTTCATTCCAATCATACATAATTGTTGCATTAGCACCTGTCTCAGGTAATGCTCCATAATTTGGGTGAATACAAATCATTTGCGATTTGATTGCTTCAAGTAATGCAATACAAGATGTTTCTTTCCAAATATTTGGATATAAGAAAATATGAGATTTGTCTAAAGCTTCGAGAACTTCATCATTTGATTTAACACCATGATAAGTCATTTGTTCATGGTCTTCAATTCTTTTAAACATTTCTTTATATGCTTCGTTTCTTTCCTCCCAACCATAAATCTCAAATCCTGAGAATACGTCAAGATGAATATTATCAAATTCTTTGCATAGAGTTTCAAAGATAGGAACAAGTAATTCTAATCCACGATGTGGAGTTGTATGATAGACGAAACGAATTGTTTCCATATCTTTTTCTTTAGGGTTGTATTTCACTTCAACTGCGTTATGAATAACTGAGCATCTTGAATAAGGAATACCAAATCTTACAATGTATTGGTCACGCTGCCATGCAGATACAAATACAAAGTGATGGAATTTTTCCCAACCACCTTCTTTTAAGATTTTATTTTCAGGATCTTCTGCGAGGTCATGACACCAAAGTACATTTGGGACATCATCGTATAATTCTCTTGGTCTTGATAAATGTACTGCTACTTTTTCTAATACTTCTTTATCAATATTATCAATTAAGCGCTGTCTCATCATTTCAGTTCCGCCTTTTGAATTCTTAGACAGTTCTGTTTCTACAACTTCACCTTTATATACACAACTCATTATAATTCTCCATAAATTTTATGTGATTCACGTTCATTATCAAATATGCCATCAAGCGATAACCACTGACCTTTCTTTTCCCACCATCCATCTAAGAACTCGTAGGAATAAAAAGCTGAACTTGCTTGTTCGTTATAATAATATATATTCTTAGACCTAAAGTCAGTTACATTATGGTTGAATAAAGGAAAGGAAATAACTAACCCAAATCCATGTAATATATTATTCTCTGTTGTTACCGGACTACCAAGTGGCATACGATAATGAATCTTATCTGAATATTCTCCAAAATAATATTCTATTAATTTTTCTGCATATTCTCTTTTAATTGCATATGCTTGTAAACCGTGGTCCCAGAGTTCTCTTCGCTTTGGTACCATCGGAATGTATTCGTTTTGATAATCATAAGGATATTCAAAAACATTACACATATGTAATGCTCCCCAATCCCACTGATTACATCTTTCAATATATTCTTCTAATGTAAAATTCCAATATTGAATTGTTTCGTAATCTAAATCATCTTCGAAGAATAAACCGTATTCTTCATCTGTATTTTCATACCACCATTTAATAGTAAGTAAATGCGAGGAAGTTACACCTTTAGTTGTAGTATTAACTACACTGGGATCACCTACGAAAGCAATACTTTTGCCTTCCTCATAACGATCGTATGAATGTACTTTAATATTATTAACACCGTGTCGTAGAAATTCTGATTCTGTCCAGGACCTACGATCTTGACATTCTTTAAGATTGATTATGTTCGGTATCGGTAGATTCTGTAATTTGTCCGTTAGTGCTATCAAGTTTAAACTCTTCATTAAGTTCATTATAAATCTCAGTTAGTGTATTATGAAAGTTTCTGACTGAACCATTATTATGTATACGATATGTGTTAATATTTGGTAATTTCTGTTCAAGTACAAAAGTCTTATCTATTTTTGTTGGATGATTAATTACATATTCTTTAATTAGATTACCATTGAAGTATCTACGACTATCAGTTGAAAAATCATGTCCTTCTCTTGTAATTTGAACAACAACTATATTCTCTGCACCAACCTTTTCAATTAAAGGTACAAGTTCTTCAACAAATCCACCATCTGCTACGGCGTAATGTACACCTTCTTCAATTTCTTTTGATACTTTCCAACCAAAGAACGATTTGCCATTTTTAGGTTTAATGATATCTTCTGATACATGAATCATTGCTTCTCTTCTTGACCTATCGCCTAAAGCAAATTCTTTCTTTTCTTTAATATCTCTATCTTCGTAACCTTCCATGAACCAATTTTCATCAACACCAAAATGTGCAATCGTTTCTTTAAACAATTGATACTTAAAAGACAGGTTGCCAAATCCAAACTGTTCTTTATATAAACTTGCTGCTTCATCTTTACCTGAAGCTGGGGGACCGTTAAATATTACTATCATCTAATTTTCCGTTTTGTTTATAGAATCCATATTTACAAATATAGTAGGAATCTACGATATCAGTAATAGGATTCCATGATTTGTTTATTATACCACATTTTTCGCGAATGTCAATAGAAACTTCTTTTTCAAATGCTTCAATCATAAATTCTTTGTTTGCGTTACCTTTTCCACTGCCAAACTTTTTAATCATTGTTGGAGGATAAACTTCGTGAGGTATTCCTTTCTCATATAGTTTATGTTTAAACAAACCACAATTCTCTGCTATTTGAAATACTCTACCTACTGCTCCAAATGCGTATCCTTCAATTCCAACGAAGTCACATTCAAAACATTTCTCTTGCGACCATGAACCTAACATATCGTATCTCTCTTGGTCGGTTGTCCAATTGTCAGGATACATTGTTGCTTGAAACTGACCTTTCTCTCCTTGTAGCAATTTCTTTTGCTTTACATAATAATAAAAGGTGCAGTTATCATAACTCCATTCTTCGCCTTCATGTATACAAATTGCTGGACTACTTAAGCTGTAGTCAACACCAGCGTATTTCATAATATACTCCATAATATATTTATAGAGTTATTTATTCATTCTGCTCGATAGAATATATGACTTCCGATAGTTCCTATGTGTTGTAATGTTGGAGCCCAATAAGGATTTACCCAAGTCGTATGATAATGAGTTGCTCCTTCGGTTATTCCACGATACTTATTATTGTTTATAATATTATAAGAAATAAACAATGCATCGTTCCAAGCATCAGCGTCTACAGTGTCGTCTGACTTACCATCGCAATACCAACTGAATTGACATTGATTTCTTATAGGTACAAGA